TAAAAGTGTTGCTTTTGTAGAAACAACTACATCGAAATTCTGCCCTATTTCGTAAGTTTTCATACTTACTCCTTTTGTATTGATTATTTATATCGCCCTATTGAGGGCGGATTTTTAATATCTGAATAAATAGTTATCTTGGTTGTAGCTTGTTTCTGGTGTAGAAAAATGAAATTTTTTAATAAATTCTGAACCTGAATATCTTTGAAAAGCTATAAATTTTCCACCCTGATTAACTGTATTGATAGCATTAAAACCTTTATCATCTGTATCTACTAGGACTTGTTTTGTTAATGTACTTTCTGTTACTTTAAAATAATCTCCGTTTACATCAATAACTAATATAGATTGAGGAACAGAACTATTTGGTGTATTTGATTGTTTCATACATAGTAAAAAACTTGATACTGTCGTACTAGTTTCACCTACTCCAGCCCATCCACAAGATGGTAATTTTTGAGCTGAATACCAATTATCATAAGCATTTTTCCAACTCTCTTGAACACCTGCCCTTGAAAATACATTATGAGCTGATTTTTTTACAATATTTGTCTCTTTACCTGCTTTTCCGAGCATCAAACCTTGTGGTTTGTGTTGTGCAAAGCTACCTATCCCGATAATATCACTTGCAATTACATTTCCGTTATATAAAAGATTATTATCTGTATTAATTGAGTATGAACCAACTCTATTAACAATATTTGAAACATCACTTAGTCTTATTTTAGTTACTCCACCATTTCCATCTGGCATAATATCAACAACATCATTTTCTCCTATTGCTACTGCATAACCATCACTTGTAAGTACCGATTTTACTATTGCACCTGTTTTCGCTTGTTTTAGTATTTGTCCTGACGCTACTCTGATAACTCCATCTATTACAGATTTATGAGTAAAATTATTTCCATAAGAAAAAGGTGCATAAACTTCTACTGCATAGTTATCAATATTTTTACAAATAAAAGTTTTATTATCACTTTTTACTGTAAATTCCATAACATAAGGGTCTGCAACTTCACTTCCCATATTAAAACGAGTGTTTACAGATGAGCCTTTTTGAACTACATTAACATAGCCGTCTGTATCAAGATAAGCATAACCATATTCATAAGTAAATAACTGTATAGCATCTATGCTTATATCGTAAGGGATTGCACCTGTAAATCTTGATGAACCTTGCATCCCCATAGTTCTTCCACTATGACGAGATGTATTCTTTATTCCTGTTGCTTGGTAAACTCCTGCTGTGTAACCATCTATCTTAAAGTCAATTAATTTAGGCATCGTTACTGCTGTTGTGTTTCCGTCTGCATCTGTGAAACTTTCATCTACTGTTTCAACACTACTAAAGAGTTTTACACTTCTTGTAGGAACTGGTGTAATTTGTGGGATATATTCACCGTCACTATCTTTTGTGATAACTCTTTTAATAGTATCTGGTGGGTTTTTAGGGTCAAAGGTAAATGTCGCATCGCCTAAACCTATTTTTTCTATATAACAATTTGAATTATTAACAGTTGGATAAATTGTTACTTTCCCTGAACTTACATTTGCTTTATATCCGCATCCTGCTTCTACACTAGGTTTTTTTTCTGCTCTTCTGTCTGCTCTTGAACAACCCATAATTAATTACCCCCTGTTGGAATTAAGACTTTTTTATCGCCTATTGTAAAGAATTTAGCATCAATCCCGCTTTCATTGTTCCATGTAATTTCTACACTTCCATCTTCATTTTTTGTGAAATGGTATGTAACATTTTTATCTATATCTTTTACATTTTTAGGTAAAGAGTTTTCATGGCTTCCCGTTTTTATTCCGTCATAGTGCCAAGTAACAGTTTTGTTTTCAATAGAAGTTATATTTTCAGGTACTGTTATATTCCATTCTCCATTATTAAATACAATACTTATAGGATATACTTTTCTTTTATATTTCATTTTGTTATCAATAATAACATCTGAATTATCGCTACTTGTAGAAATATGAATTCCTGAAATATCACTTACTGTATCGTTGGTCTCTTCGCCATCATAAACATTTGTATAGTCATAATGTTCTACTAAATAAAAAGTATTTTCCGATAAAACCTTGTCAAAAACTTTTAAATTATCTGTAACATAAGTAATTAAAACATTATTAAAAAAGTTAGACGCTTTAACAATCATTCTTAAATAAGATTTATCAGCCTTATTCATATCTAAAGTATATTCATCAAGAAAATCCTCTCTAAGCATAGGCATTTTATTTTCTGTATGAATATATCTTATGTCTCCTGCAAAATATAAAAAAGTATCTATTGCTTTAAAATTGTATCTTCCGAAATGTTTATCGCTGTCACTAAAATCATTATAATCTCTATCGTTAGAATTAAAATAACCTCTACAAGTACAAGATATTAAAGGATTAAGATGCAACCATCCCTTTGATACATCAATGTTAATATCTGCATTTTCATCAATATAATGTTCTATATTGTGCATTGCCTGTTTATATCCACTCCATATTCTTTTATTATCAGAATGATTTATATTTCCACCACAACAACCGCTATAAAAAATTTGTGCATTTTTTAGAGTTTTTACATTTGAGTTTATATTTTCAAGTCTTCTAACATCGTGTACATCTATTAGTGGTACATCTACGTTTTCTATGAAAGCTCTGTGTTCGTGAAAGCAATCTCTACTATAAACATCAAGTGAAACATTAGGGATATACTTCATATAATTATCAATATTAATATTATACGAGCCTCTTCCTCCGCCTGTGTAATAATCGCAAAATGTATTAAAAACTATACTCTTGTCTGCTTCTTCTGCTTCTTTTAAAATATAATCTATTGCGAATATACAATTATCACTATAATTCTTAATACTTAAAAAATTTATTGCATCTGCACTAAAATCAATTTCATAAAATGGTAAAAATGATTTAAAATCAATTACACTAAAATCACCGATATTTTTATCAATATTATCCATAACAATATCATTTATAGTAATAGCATCAAATTTTAAAGAATTGTTATAATCAATAAAAGATTTGTTTTTAAATAAAGAATTATCATTAAAAATAGAGTTAAATTTAAAGTAAGTATAAATTACATTACCCTCTTCATCTGTTAGCTCTACTTCTTCCATATCATCGCTATAAATAGAGTTAATAGCCTTTAATACTTCTTCAAAATAAACAAAGTTTTTACAATCAACATTTAAAGAAATACTCTTCTTTCTAACTCCGTCTTCATCTTCATAATGATTAATAGCTACACCTAAATAATCATTATCGACTATTATATTTGCAGCATTTTTAGCAAATTTCATAAGAAGTAAAAAGCTTATAATATCTGCATAGTTGCCATCTTTCAAAGAAATAGATTTAGCATTTTCTATAAGTTGCATAAACTTATAAATATAAAGGTCTCCATCTTGTATAAATTTTATTTTACTTAGATCTGCATCTGCATCGAGACAATAGATACAATTATTATTATCTTCAATAGTAACAATACCATTTATAATATTTGGCTTATGTTTTATTGATGGACTTTGCATATCTTTTTCATCTACATAAAGAGATAATTTACTAGGCTTAATATGAGCTTCTATATTATCAGTATCACAAATATAACTTAATTCAATTTTTCCATTTTCAAAGTCAATATTAACTATGTACTTTCTACCATCTACGATATACTCACCACCTTGTGTGAGTTCTATCGTTTCTTCATTTTTTATAAGTTTTAAAGTTGCCATTTTTGCACCTTTACACTATTTTTAATTCAATAGTATAATCTGTACCATCAAGCAAAGAAGTATCGTAATCAAGTACATAAGCATTTTTATCTTCATTATAAACTAAATTACTTGTTATTTCATCGCCATTTTTAGCAACGATTGCAATTTTAGTTTTTTCAATTACTGCACTAGATAATGATGATAATAGTGTTTCATTTGAGATAATGCTGTTTGTGATTTCTTCTACTGTTGGAACAGTTGGAATAGAATTTGCCACCTCTTCTACTCTTGCGGTAATTGCATTTAAAACTTCTTTACTAATACTACTTGTAATATGTTCTAGTTTAAAGTTATCCGAGAGTGGAATTATCCCATTTTTACTAACTAAAGTATCTCCCTCGTGCATTTCGCAAGTTGCACTAACTTTATAATATGAACTTCCATAAACATCTATAAAAGATTGAGGAAGTGTGTTATCATTTTCAACTAAATCAATAGTGAAAAATTTAAGAATTTCTTTATTTTCTGAAAATAGTTCAAAAGTACAGAATGAATTTTCTGGAGTGAGTATAGTAGCTTGAGGAAAAACCATCCCTTCTTTATAATCACCTGTTTCTGTGATATTATCTTTTGTGCCGTATCCATAAACTGCTGAATTGTCAGTATGATTATATTTTGCTATTACAAATTTATCATATTCTTCTTGATAAACAACAACTACAGATGTATTTTCATCTAAAACAAAATTATCAAATGTTATAAGTAATTTGTCTGTATCATAATTATTATCTGTATGCTTATTTATTTTTATCTCTGTATCTTTGTAGAAACATACTATTTGATTTCCTTTATCAAACATAATTCCTTCAATTTTTGCATTCTCATCATAAACAGAAACACCATTTAATATAATTTTATCAATTTTTTCAGCTGCTCCACCATCTCTAAAATACATATCTTGTTTTTCTGAAGAAATTTTATAAATAATTGCATCATAATCTGTAATTTCAACACCATTATCATCTTTAAAACCTATGTTATAAAAATATACATTATCTTCTAGATGACTGTCTTTATCAAAAACATCATATTTTACCATAGTGTTATTTTTATAGTCCATTGAAAATGCTTTCTTTATTTTTTCATTAAAAATAATTACATTCTCATAACTATTAGCTATTGAATTAAGAGTTATGCCCTTTTTAAAAGTAGATTTTTTTAAATCTTTACCAAAAACAATATTTTCTTGATTAAGTGCATCTTCTCCAAATTCACTAATTATTTTACTTTTGATAACTGCATCACTTGAATTGTTATTATCCACTATAAAATTTAATTTCTTTTTCATTATATTACTACCGCCTCTGCTTGATATACTATGTTACCCATAGCTTCGATTTGCTCGTTTGCTTGTTCTACTGTTGTATCTATCGTATTGATGCTATCATTGATTTGCACCTTATCTAAAACATCAAACTCTAATGTGTCCATACTGTATTTATCTTTACACGCTTCCGAAAAAACTCTGTAAATATTCCCTGTTCTTGCATCGAAAACATCTGCGAAAAAATAGTCAATATAATTTCCGTCTGCATCTTTATTTTTATCTACATCTTGAAATGTATCTTTCATCCAATTTGTAGCAAAGTCTTTAGCACCTTGCACCGTGATTGTTGATACTGGTCTAATCAGTACCTCTTTTTTGTATAATCCTGCCATATTATTACCTTTGTGTTGATGTTAGAGCTTGTACTCACTATAACCCTCCAAAGAGGGCTACATGAACACAATAAAATGTTCTCAATGCAATAGCCTAAACTACTGCACCATCACCATCACCGCCTGAATTTCCACCTGAACAGTCTTTATCTGCTAAGCCTAATGCTGCACGGAATTTGTTGTGAACACCGCAAATATCCATAGAAGATGCTTTAAGAGTGTTTGCATCTGTATATGCTTTAGCTTGTGCCAACATATCTGCTTCTGCTTGTACTGCTCTTGCTGCTTCATTTGTTAAAGCTGTTTCAACATCACCAACACGAGTAACAATACCTTTAACAAGGTTATCATCTTCATCTGTTGTGTCTGCTAGAGTATTTTCAACTTCAACTAAACGACCATCAAGACCCTCTACTGTTGCTGCTGTATCGCCTGTGATTGCTTCGATTTGCTCATCAGTATAAGTTTTTGCATCACTTACTGCACCTGCTTTAGCTGTTGCGATTGCTGCATTTGTACGGGCTGTTTCATCTGCAATTTTTTTAGCGATTGAACCATCTACTGTTTCATCACCTGTAAGAGTAGCGATAGTACCCTCTGCACCTGCAACACGACTTTCAACATCTGCATTTACTGTGTCTTGTGCTGTTTTGTTCGCACTTACTGTATCTGATAGATTGCCTAAAGCTGTTTCATTTGAATTTGATTTGTTTAAGTTAGAAGTGATTTGTGATTGTAAATCTGCTTCTGCTGCTGTTGCTCTTGAAACTTCATCTAATACTGATTGTTTGTTCTCTAGGATTTTTCCTAAGATGTTTTGAACAACACCATCTCCATCAGAAATAACTGCATCGATAGCTGCAATTTTTTCAGCTAAACTCTCCGCACCATTATCTGCATCAAGCTCTGTAATAGCTGTAATTTGTGCTTGTAAATCTGCTTTAGAAGTTGTAAGCTCTTCAACTGTTGCATAACCTAAGCTCTCTACATATTCCTTGACGGATAAACCCATCTCATTTGCTAAATCCTGTAAAGCTTGTTCTAATTCGTCTGTTGTTACATTATCTGCCATAATATAAACCTTTTGTATTAAATTTTTGAGCTATGCTCATCAAAAAGCTTTAAAAAAGCCCTTTAATAAACTACCTATTAAATTCTAAAAAACCCACCGCTATAACGATAAGAACCTGCATAAATAACATTACATTGTTTACTATCTTTTTATTGTTTTCTCTGATTTCTTCTCTGATTTTTTCATTAATATCTTTTCCCATACTTGAGACAAGCTGTTTAATTTCTGTTTCATTCATATTGAGATAAATCCACACTATTAGAACTGTAATAACTTATTACATCCTGTGCATTTTTTGCATAATCTATGCTCTTTTTATTCGTAAGATAACTACACATATAATATATAATAGCTTGTGTAAGCTCTTCGTCAATATCTATTACTGCATCATCTTCAATGCTTACAACTGAATTTCTAATATAAAAATGGTTATAGACTTCATCAATATAGTTGTAAGTGCTGTATATCCTGCGAAAAATATCTGTTTTTGTATCATCATACTCTTCTATTAGGTGCAAAGGCTTACACCTAAGCATAACATCTCTTAATGCCATAGCTAAGTAAGTATCATCACTTGTTAAAAGGTCTTCTGCTTTAGAATTATCCCCTCTAAGAAGTCCTACAACTGATTTTCTTACTTGGCTATAAGTCATTTAACTATTTCCACCCTTTAGATGATGCAAACATATCCCCATTTTTAACCTCTAGTGTAAGGTCTGAATAATAACGACCATACTTAGCTGTTTTTGAAGTAGGAACATCTGTAAATGAAGTTTGAGAAACATACATCGCTCTTGCTTCTTTGAATTTACCTGCCATCATTTTATCTTTGAGTGCATCCCCTGCAAAGTGTCTATGTAGTTGGAATTCTACTTCTCCAAAGTCTGTTACAATACGTGTTACTGTTGGGTCTATTTTTCCTGCATGTGCTTGGTTATACTTGATAATATAATCTTTACATACTGCATTAACTTTTTGCTTTAGCTTTGAGCCTAAAAGAATTTTAAAAGTGTCGTCTTCCATCGCACCACGTTTCCACAAAGGTTCTAAGAAGTTATGCAATTCATCAAGTGAAAAGTCTACAAAAGTGCTTTCATCATCTGCATCATAACCCTCTGGAGTATATCTCTGCTCATTTGGTACAAAGTAAAATAAGCCTGACATTCTCGGAGCTTTTGTTGCTGTTGCTGCAACTGGAGCAGCTTCAATATCTGAATTACCTAAGCCTAAAAGTGCATATTCAATATCTTTAAGATGCTCTTTACCTTTTTTACCTACTTGATAAGCCCACTCTTTGCCACCATATTGGCTCATTTGCATTTGTCTTTGTGTTACGCCTACCTCGTTTTTAATGATTTGTGCGACATTGGCTGTTTTTGTTTTTGTTGGTACTGTGTTTTCGTCTAAGTCTGTTAATTCAAGATTTGCATTATCTTTCGCATCTGCATATCTGTCGTTAATCCAACTATGACTAGGTGCTGAAATACTACCTGTGCCAATAAGTTGTAAAATCGGTGCTGTTGCTACACCCTGCTTAATAATCGCATCGACTATCGAGGGTTTTTGTGTTAATTGTGTGTTTAATGTTGTTAGCATCTACTCTTCCCTTTCTCTGTTTTTTATTTCTCTGATTTTTAAAGTAATCGTATTCTTACAAAAAAAGATTTTTAAAATAAGGGAGTTTTGAAATATTTATGTAAAAACCCTACTTAGTTTACATATTTGCACTAAATAGGGTTTATTTGTTACTGTGCCGATAAGATAAAGTCGCCTAAGTCAATTTCGTTGGCTGTACCTTTTTCAATCTTCTTGTTAAAGTCGCTGTTTTCATTGCCGCCATTGTTACCACTATCTGTAATTTCATCTGGCTTCTCTGTTGGTTGCATTGATGTTTTAACTTTAGAGAATAGCATCTCCATCCCCTCTGGGTCTGACTTTAAAGCTTCTGCCATTTGTGGCTTTGTCTCTTCTAACTTTGTAAGCTCTTTTTGTACTAAGTCTGGGTCGATATCTTCATACTTTTTGCTTACTTCTTCAAAGATAGCTTTGTCTTTACTCTCTTGTATCTGTGCCTGCATCTGTGCTAATTGTTGCTCATAAGTATCTAATCCTAATGCCTCTTTAGCCATTTGAACATCATCTTGTGGCTGTTGTGGTTGTTGTTGCATTTGTGGTTGTTGTTCCTGCATCATTTGTTGTTGTGGTTGTTGTTCTTGTATCATAGGTGCTTGCATTATTTTTTTCCCTCGACTTCTTTTGTATCGTTTTCATTGTTGGGTACTGACATACCATCATCTGCTGTAAGCATAGGTACTGCATACTCATTAAGTATCGTTTCGCCTAGTGTATAATCTTTTTCAAACTCTGTTCTTGGTATTGTGTAAGTCTCGTGCTGTTTGTTTACATCTTGAAGTAACACTTGATGTTCTGTTGCATCTATTACCTCTACTGCTGTTGTTTTTACGAACTTTTTACCTACTATTGCTGTTGCCATTTTCTTACTTCTCCATCTCTAAAATTTCATTGCCGATTAAATCTGCATCATCTTTAAGCCTGATAATTAAGTTATCAATCACTTTCATAGCCTTTCCTATACCTTTCATCTCTTCAAGTGCATATTTAGCTTTATGAGCATCTTCCGTGCTGTATGCTATGCTAAATGCACTCTGATACATACTGTTTAAGTCATCTTGCATTAACAAATATACATCACTACTCAATAATTGATTTGCTTCTGCTAAAACTCTTTCTGTATCTCTTAAAAAAGTTCTTTTGTTTTCAATTTCTATACTGCTATTATCATCTTCTATTACCTCCTCTGGTGTGATTACTTCTTCTTTTGTTTGTTCATTAGCTATCATTGCATTACCTCCTGTTGTTGTGGTTGCATTATTGCTTGTTGCTGTTGCATCATCTCTTCTTGCTCTTCTGCTTCTTCTGCACTCTCTATAATACTATCTTGTCCTAAAAGCTTCAATTTCTCTATGTTTAAGCTGTCTAGCATTGTTATATACTTTTTAACCCTTACCATGTCTTGCATTTGCATAAATAGCTGTAAGCTTTGAAGTATTGTTGATGATGCCTTATCAATACTATCTATCTGCATCATCTTATTAATTGAGCCTATTCCTACACTTATGATTATCTTTTGTTTAAGAGGTCTTTTACGATTAATACCTATAAAATTCTCACTCACTTTATATTTATAGATAAGCAAAACAATCCTCTGAATAAGAGGTCTGAAAAAGTTTTCATTAAAAGCTCTTGAGATATCATCTATTACATTACTGCCCTGCATCTGTAAAGCTTCTATCTCTGTGGCTGTTTTGTTCCCCATTCCACCCATCCCCTCGCTTAACTTAGAAATACCGCTTATCTCTTCTGCTTCTCTTGATAACTGTTGAACATCGAATATACTATCATTTAACCTAGG